CTGGTCCTCACGGTGTAACGATTGAGTTGTTTGATAAAGTTTCAGTGCTGCGCGTGTTGGCAAAGGCGTCAGGATTACTTGATGTGGAAAAAAATATTGATAAACCTTCAATTGTTGGCATTAATATGACGGGACCAGTTGTGACGTCTTATGAGGAAAAGGATGACTAATTTACCAAGTTTAAATTTAGATTTTTCTAAATCTGCTACTGTTTGGAAGTTTTTGCATGATTCAAGTTTTGTGCGTGGGATAATGGGGCCAGTTGGTAGTGGTAAGTCTTATGGGTGTGCTGCTGAAATAATGTTAAGGGCTGTTAAACAAAAGCCTTCTCCCAGGGACGGTATTCGATATTCACGATTTGTTGTGGTTAGAAATACCTATCCAGAGCTAAGAACAACAACAATTAAGACCTGGCAAGAGCTGTTTCCAGAAGATACTTGGGGAAATATGCGTTGGCAGCCACCTATTACACACCATTTGAAGTTGCCAACAAGAGATAATGCTCCTGGTATTGATTGTGAAGTTATATTTATGGCGCTTTCTACGCCACAAGATGTGCGTAAATTATTGTCTTTGGAGCTTACTGGCGCCTGGGTAAATGAAGCTAGAGAGCTTCCAAAAGCTGTTATTGACGGGCTGACCCACAGAGTAGGGCGATATCCAACAAAAGCTGATGGGGGTGCTACCTGGCACGGTATATGGATGGACACAAACCCACCAGATTCCGATCACTGGTGGCATGATTTGTCTGAAAAAAATAAAATAACAGGGCGGTTTCCTTGGAAATTTTTTCGCCAGCCTGGGGGCGTTCTTGAAATAGCTGCAAAAGAATTACCAGAAAACCCAGAAGCAAATGGATTTGTCTTCTCAGGGGGTAAATGGTGGATGGTAAACCCTAGTGCAGAAAACAAGCTTCATCTGCCTAGCGGCTATTATGAGCAGCTCTTAGGCGGTAAAAACGCTGATTGGATAAGATGCTACGGAGAGGGCAAATTTACTTTTGTTCAAGAAGGAAGACCCGTATGGCCTGAATATGATGATGAGCTTATGAGCGGCGATGCTGAATATGATCCAGAATATCCATTGCAAATCGGTGTAGACTTTGGATTAACGCCAGCGGCTATTTTTGGGCAGCGTACTGCTGGTGGTTCTTGGCGTATTATTGACGAGCTCGTTACATTTAACATGGGGCTCGAACGTTTCGGACAAGAACTCCTGGCAACAATTGCAGCTAAGTTCGATAAAGCAGAAGTTGTTATATGGGGCGATCCAGCTGGTAATAAACGCGATGAAATTTATGAAGTAACCGCTTTTGACCACCTTAGATCTATTGGCTTCAAAGCAAGTCCAACAGATAGTAACGCTTTTGGTGTGCGTCGAGAAGCAGCCGCAGCACCTATGAATAGACTTGTTGGAGGTAAACCTGGGCTTATGGTTAATAAAAAATGCAATAGATTGCGTAAATCACTTGCTGGGGGATACTTTTTTAAAAGACAAAGCCTGGGCGCTGGACAAGAGCGGTTTAAAGATATGCCCGTTAAAAACGAACACTCACACTGTGGCGATGCGTTTGGATATCTAATGCTTGGGGGCGGTGAGCAGCGAAAATTAAGACGCGGAACCTACGGAACAACATTTGCTGGAGGACAAACATTCTCAGCAACAACAGAATTTAATATATTTTAATGCCACTTATACAATTCCCAGACATTAAAATAAACCAAGATGAGCAAATAGTACCGCTTATGTACGCGCATTTGCAAAAATTACGCCTAAAAGAACACGAACAACTCTATGCAAGCATAATTCCAAATTACCTGGACTATGTTTGGGATAGCGCAGACCCAAAATTAAGCTGGGCAGCTATTGGAAAAAATCGCGTTGTAGATCCGTCTGGCCTGGACTAATGGAAGTTTGGATGCTGCCAAGTGAAGGATTAGAGCAACATGCGATATCGTTTATAAGGGGCTCAAAGTCTTTAATAGATATCGCAATAGGCGATTATGACGTAAATAGGTTACAAATTTGTGTAAAAAAGGATAATACCACTGCATTTAAGTTTGCCAAAGCGTTAGGTTTTGAGGTAGAGTCAGTTATGACAAAATTTGGACCAGAAGGTGCAGATTATTACATGATGGTGAGGTTTTAAAATGTCAGGATTATTTGGAAGTAGTAAAAGAGTTAAAACAGAAGAAGAGAAAAAAGCTGAAAAAGTGCAAAGTAAGCAAGATCAAGCTGATATTGCACAACGCCAAACGCAAATGAAAGCTTTGCAAGAACGATCAAAGTTAAAAGGTAAAGGTCTATTTTCTTTGTTTTCGTCCCAATCAGGCAGAACAACAAATACTTTTGGTGGTAGTAAATCTTTATTAGGTAAATCAAATCTAGGAGAGGTGCATTATTAATGACACAGATTAAAAAAGACGAAAGAGTCTATAAAAAGCAAGCTGTTGAACCAAAAAGAGCAAGAACCGAAACAGGTCAACTAAAAGGTGATGATCCTTCAACGCCAGATGTTAATGAAGCCTGGGAAGGTGGTGTAGCACCAAAACCTAAAAAGAAAGCAAAAAAATCCTAATATGATTGGAATTTAGTATGGCAAGGTTAAATGTTACCCAGGTAATCGAGCGAGAAGCAAAAGCGCAAACCAGAAAAGATCAATGGAGATCTATATACCAGGACTGCTATGAATTTGCATTGCCCCAAAGAAATTTATACGGGGGTCAATATGAAGGTAGCGTTCCTGGTCAAAATAAAATGGAACGCGTTTTTGACTCTACAGCAATTCACGCAACACAAAGATTTGCTAATAGAATACAAGCTGGTTTATTTCCTCCTCAAAAAGAATGGTGTCGTTTAGAAACAGGCAGCGCAATACCAGAAGAGCAAAAACCAGAAGCCCAGGTAGCATTAGACCAATATACAAACAGAATGTTTGAACTATTACGCCAAACAAATTTTGATCTAGCAATGGGTGAGTTTTTGTTAGATTTATGTGTTGGAACTGCTGTTATGATGGTAACGCCAGGAGATGAGTCAACGCCCATAAGATTTACGCCTATACCACAATATCTTGTTGCAATCGAAGAAGGCACATATGGCAATGTA